TCGCTGCACAATGAGCACGTTGAGAAAAACCTTTTGGGTTAGAGCAATCGATACTCTTTTTATATTTATTAGTCCACTCTTCTTGAAACTGTTTAAAGGTTTTCATATTAGACTACAAAAGTTTTTTTAACTTTAAATGATGTTGAAGTTGCTGATGTTGCAGTAGCATTAATTACAACATTTGATCCACTAATGACAGAATCGAAGTTAGCGAGAGTGTCATCGGTTTTTAGTACTGCATATTCTACTAAGTAAACATCAGTTCCATTATGTATTAAATTTAGGGTAGACAATTGAACAGAAGATCCTCTCTTCACCTCTATTTCTAGTTTTGCTGAATTGTATGTTCCATGTGCAAAACTGTCTATTTGCGTTGATGAAGTAGAAGTGGTTGTTGTAGATGCAGTATTTGATCCACTTAAAGATATTAGTGTTCGATTAAATTTAAATACTGTGGATGAAGATGATGTTGGTGTTGCTAATATACGAACATCGCCAGTATTGATATCAGAATCAAAGGATGCTAAGGTATCTCCCGTTTTTAAAGTTCCATATTCTGTAAGATGAACAGTAGTTCCGTCATGAACTAAATTTAAAGTTGTAAATTGAACTTCAGATCCTCTTGTAATTTGTACATTGTAAATTGCTGATGAATATGTTGCTGCAGAAAATGAACTAACACTTGCTTGAGAGGTTGAAGTTGTTGTCGCTGAAGTATTAGATACTGGATCTTGAAATGTTAAATTTCCTGCACCATCTGTGGTTAAGACTTGGCCGTCTGTGCCATCAGAGCTTGGGTATTTTAACCCAGATATTGTTGCTATTCCTGAGACAGTTAATGTTGTGGAATTAATATCTGCAGTACTTCCAGCAGAAATATTTGTTAATCCGGAACCATCACCAATAAAATATGCTGCAGTGACGACTCCTGAAATACTTGTATCACCAGTAACCGATAACTTAGATGTTGGAGTTGTTACGCCTACTCCAACATTGCCTTCAGTAAAATACGTATTATATGTATTTGTTCCTACTCCAGTGACCCACGGGTTAACAGCAAAAACCGTGGTTCCTAAACCAACATCCTTTGAGGCAAATAATCTACCATTATATGTGTTTAAGGCTAATTCACCAAGCGGTAACTGGTCACCTGTTGGAATTTTACCGGCAACAGCCGACCGTTTAATCTTAATTGCAGGATTTGCCATTCAACCTCATATCGTTGGTATAAACCGTAGAACTCAGTATATACTGAGTGTTAAAGATATTTATTTAAGTAAAGTCCTCTTGCTTAGTACTTGTTGGTTTTTTAACTTTTGTTTTCAACTTCTCAAGTTCTATATTTTGCTCGTTGATTTGTTTTGTTAATGATTCAACTAATTCATTCAATTGTCGAATCTTTGCCTCATTAGCAACTGATTGTGAAAACAAATCAAATGACCTTTGTTGATAAGACGCAATCAAATATTTTAAATCTTGTTCATTCATAAAAAAAGAGGGGTTCTATAGACCCCTCTATTTAGAACTATGTGCTTAGATTCAGAATGTGCCACCATCAATAGTGATGTTCTCAAGACTTCTTGTAGAACCACTACAAGAGATAACCTGAGTTTGACCTGCACAGTCATTGACCCACAGAGCACCAATCTCAACAGCTGCGTGAGAAGCGGCGGTCAGAACACCAGAACTTTCTGAAACGTCATCAGAAAGAACAACTCTTGAAGTGCTGTCGTCCCAGTATACTGCTGCTTTTTTAGCAGTTCCGCTATAGTAGTTGAACAGAACACCTAAGTCCTTATTCAAGTCAGATGATGGTGCAGAACCATCAACCATACCCAGTTCCAGAAGTTGGTCTTCAATGGTTGTCTGGGAAGTATTTACCTGAGTTGTAGAACCATTAACATAAAGGTTTCCACTAACAGTCAGGTTTTGTGAAACGGTAACGTTATCTGGAAGACCAACTGTTACAGTGCCGCTAGATTCAACGACGGTTACTTCATTATTAGTTCCTGAGAATGTGATTGTTCCACCAAGAGCAGTTGCAGTGCTGTTGGAACCATCACTAACTGTGATTGTGCTGTTTGCAAGATTTCCGTTAGGAAGAGCACCAGTTACATCAGTAGTCAGATCAATCTGACCTAATGTAATTGCCTGTCCCGAAATCGTCAGATAATCATAAGAACCAGCAAGAGTTACATCAGTCGAATTATCAGTACCAGCCTGATCTACATCTAATGTTGTTCTTGCGGTAGCAGCATCAGCATCATCAATTAAGGTTCTACCAAATGCCGACAGATCGGTTGTAGCAGCAGTAGTTGAACTATCGAAGTATGGTAACTTGTTTGCTGCCTGGGTTAAACCAGAAAGGTCATCAAGGATATCGTCGTGAGCCTGAACATTCGTTCCAATAACAAGGCCAAGGTTTGTTCTTGCGCCTGCGGCAGTTGTGGCACCAATACCACCATTTGCCAGCGGAAGAGTTCCAGTTACATCAGTAGTCAGATCAATCTGACCCAGAGTGATTTGTTGACTAGAAAGAGTCAGATAATCGTATGAACCAGCAAGGGTTACATCGGTTGAGTTGTCAGTGCCTGCAGCATCAACACCGAGAGATGCTCTAGCAGTTGCACCAGATTCTACGACGAAGTTTGTACCATCACCAATGATAATTCCGCCATCAGTTGGGGTTAAACCAGCAATATCAACGAGTTGTGCATCAAGACCATATGAAACTTGGTTATTGGTTACCGTAGCATCAATACCAGTTCCACCAGTAAATGTAAGAGTGTCAGTACCAACAGTCAGAGTATCTGTACCACTGTCACCAGCAAGACTGAGACTTGATGAGAGAGTGGTGAATGAAAGGGTTCCAGATCCGTTTGTTACCAGAACTTGGCCATTAGTTCCATCAGATCCTGGAAGAGTATATGTTACGTTAGCTGCAAGACTATCAGGAGACTTTAACGCTACGTAGCTAGAACCATTGGATGATCCTTCAACAAGATTTACAGAACTTCCCGTAGAACTTCCTTCTCTAGTCCAATAACGATGAGAACCAAAGAATTTATTTCCACCTGTCGTACTGTTGATACCAACATAAAGTTCGAAGGTATCAGTTGTAAGTGCTGGTTCGCCCGCCTGAAGTCCAGGAAGATTTGCAAAGGCACCCCTCTTAAACTGAATTACGGGAGAAGCCATTTTTTCTAATACTGTTTTTTATTATTTATTTGAGACAAAGCCTAGAAAGTTCCACCATCTATACTTGAAAACTGAATATTACCTGTATCGATTTTACTTTCAACAACATCAACAAATGATTGTGGTAAAGAAGATGTCAATCCTAAAGTTGTATCAATATTAACCACATCAAATTTTCCAGTAGAAGCATTATATCTCATTACATTTTTGTTTTTTTGTGCATTCAAGGTGCCAAAGTCGGTATTTGTTAAATCCCGCATTCTTATTGGCATTAGAATGTACCTCCATCAACAGATTCGACCTGAATTGCTCCAAGATCAAGTTCTTCTTCAAGAGCAGTAATCAGTTCATCAGGCACGTCATTGTCTTCTACCGATACTGACAACAAATCATCCGCTGTAATCAAAACAAATTTATTAGTAGTAGCATCATAACAAACCATTTGCCCATCTTTTGTCGCATCCAAAGTACCAAAATCAACGTCGCCCATTTCACTGACAATTGATGGTTGTCTAACAGACTGTGTTGATATTTTTTTTACCGCACCTTTTTTTGCAATATTAGAAGTGGATTGTACCTTTCTGATTACTGCCATTGTTTTAAGTAGTAATGCCTGCTGTTACGAGTGCCATTCCCTCTACTAATCTGGATACCGCTCCACTTCCAGACGTTAACCTCACATCATAAAAGTATCTTCCTGGTTTTAAGTTTGTAGTGACACCAGATGTCATTGCTATAGAAACTTCTCCAGTTGCTCCAACAATATTAACTGTGAATGCTGTGGAATCAGTTGCTTCAGAATGTTTTTTTATTTTAGCGGCAGCAGAATATCCCGCAAGATTTGATGCAGATCCGTCATTCTCAGTAGAAACAAATGTTTCCGAGAAATCCGAACCCTGCGGGATTGTTATATTGATAACTGGATTAACTGCCATTGATCTTTTTTAACTATTTAGTTTTATTGTCATTGGCCGTATCTTTAAGTAACTTTGCTAATTCTGCGGTCGAACCAACAAAAAGAGCATTAGTGACATTGGTTGGATTTTTAGTCTTTGTTTCCTCAGTAACTTCTTTCAGTTCTTTTTGAAGTTTCATCAATTTATCTGTCGCATCGGCAACATTTTTGATAAGTTGACCTGCAACCTCATATGCTCTTGGCATTTCACTTTCTTGAGCTAATTCAAGAATACCATTCAATGCTTCTTGCCCCTTTTCTATAATTGAATATAAATTTCCTCTTGTATATTCATAGTCTTTAATTATATCTTCTTGTCCTTTGCTTTCGACAGGAACAAGTTCAGACTTTTCAACCTTAACATCAATCATATTGCTTTCGATGTTGAATGTATTATTTAAATCTTCAAATTTTTCGCTCATAAAATTAACCTATAGAACCACTAAATCCAAAATCGTCACCACTTGGAATTATTGCATTATCTGCAGCTGTAATTGGTTTTACTGCGGCACCAGTTAAATGAGTTTCAATGGTTGTTCCATCTCGTCCACGTTCTACTGTCAATGCCGTTCCTTGAATTGCAGTGACATACATTTCCTCATTGTCGATGTCAATGTAAGTTTTTGTTGAGATTGAACTTGCATCTGCAACGTTAATAATCGTGTCCGATATCGTAACATCTTTAGATAAAGTTGTGAGAACAGTACCAGTGTAATTTTGGATTGCTCTCGGACTTGCACTGTAAGTAAGTTCTCGTGAAGCATTTGTGGTGTCTGTTCCGGTGAGGTAACTGACAGTGGCACTTCTGATGATATCTGGTGTTGCGGTAGAAATAGGACCAAACAGATATGTTTTTGCAGTGAATCTGAGAGTATATGTTAAAACTCTACGAGTTGTAAAATCACCCTCATAATCATCTTGGAAACTAACACTTTCCAGAACGATTGGTATATCTCTTTTCTCATTTATTCCACTTTCAACAAGAGTAACCGTGAGACTGTATGCTGGTTGGAAATATGGTAAAATTTGCTCTACAATTTGTAGTGCATCATCATTTAATTTTGTCATGATGCTCAGTTCAAATTGCATATTGTATGGGACAGGCATATAAGCCTTTTTTGTTATTGTCCCATCAGTAGCATCTTTTATAGTAAATTGTTGAGTCGTTGTGACTTTTCTGGATGGATCATAAACAATTCCAGTAAACTCAAACGACATTCTTGGAAGAGAAATTGCCGTAGATTTACTTAGGTTTGGAGACTGCTCCAATCTTGCTAGGAATTTCTGAGTCGGTCCATACGCAAGAGGAACTTTAATCGTGCTTACAACAGCATCTGATGAATTTGTATGCTTAATCGTTATGTCATTAAATAACGTTCCAAAAGCAATAACAGTCTTCCTCAAAATTTCGTGATAAAAATATTCAAACATTTTATTTTTGCATATGTGACCGGTTAACTTTTATTTATGGTTGACCGAATGGATTGGTTTCGCTGAAATCAAGAATACTGTCTGCTTCAGATTCAAACTCCCTATTTGATGTATATCCATCATCAGTAGGAACATTATCAATCAATCTTAATCTATAAGACGCAGAACTTGCAGATCCAACTATATTTTCTCCAACAACAAATTCCCCAGTAATATTTCCAATTTCCATAATATTTGTTGATGAAGTCCAAGTACGGACTCTTGCTGTGGCTCCACTAATAGAACCTGTTATAACTTCATTGAATGAATATGTCCCAATACCAGACACAAATCCAGAAGTAAATGGTGAAGCAATTGTAATTGTTGGTGCCACAGTATAACCTGTACCAGTATTTGTAATGTAAATTGCAGAAATCGTTCCAGCAGCACTTACAACAGCAGTTGCAGCAGCAGATACTGTTGATACACCAGTAAATGTAATTGCTGGAGATGAGGTGTATCCCGAACCTGGATTGGTAACTGTGATTATACCAACAGCATTAACAGAAAGTCCTGAAGTTGCTGCGGCTCCAGATCCACCTCCACCAATAAATTTGATGCCAGGTGCAGCAGTATATCCGGCACCTGGATTAATAATGCTAACACTTTGTACAGACTTGGCGGCAGGGTTAACATTATCTGTGCAAACAACTATTCCCCCGATCATATTTGCTGTTGCTATACCAGTTGTGCCACCAGAAGGAGCAGATCCTATACCAACCGTTGGTGTGCTTGTGTATCCACTACCACGATTAGTAATTGTAATAAACTGAATTGCTCCACTCACAAGTGCTGTGGTTGCTGTTGCCGTACTACCAGAACCAACTAAAGTTAATGTTTGAATTGGGCCAAGAGCGCGATATCCATCATCCAAATCAGTTCCAACACCAGTAAGAACATCATCAATTTCATCAACACCTGTATCAATTACCTCATCTTCATATTGGAAGAGTTCACAAGAGAATTTATAGACATAATTTTTTTGAAGTTGATAGAATGGTTTCTCATGTTCGACATATTTAATTTCAAAAAGTCTGTCTCCAAGTGGAAAATAAATTAAATCACCTTCTTTTGGTCTTGTTGATATTTTTACGTTACTCTTTCCTTTAAGTTGTGGTGAAATATAACTTTCAAATCTTTCTTTTGATATGATTAATGTAATTTCGTTGGTTGCCTGTATACCAAATTTTGTTAATAATGTTGGATTTTCGGCATATCCGTCATAACTTTCAACATAGGCTTCGATTGGAAAAGCAACATCAAATTTTGATTCAATCACCTCCCTCATAATGGTTTTTTCAGTTATATACTTTCGAGGAAGATAATGAACCTCAACACCATACATCCTCAACTGTTCGTTGATGAGATCCTGAACTAAATTTTGTTCTCCAGAAGAACCTTGTAGAAAAAACGGATTTAGCATGGCTTATCCAATCATATCCAAAGGAGGAAGTTCATAAGTATTTGACATTTGTTCTCTAATTATGTCTAAATCCTTTTGTGCATCATCGTATATTTGTCTACCGTTCAATTCAATTCCACCCGGCAACTTAACCCCCTGGAATTTAATTAAATTTTGACCCCATTGTCTTTTAACAAGAGCTGTCAAATATCTCTTAAGAAACGAATCATTCCAAACTCTGCTGTAATCATTTGGGTCTAACAAGCGATAACAATCTATAATTAAATAATCACCAACATTAACACTTCCCCAATCAATGTCAAGATACAACCTGTCTTGTCTCTGATTAAATCGAATTTGCTTTTCTGTAGTAAGTAAAAAGTCTAGATCAGAAAGATATCTTTTTGTCATTGCATACGTTAAAATCTCAGTAGATCCCCAATAGTAAATATCATTCAGGAATAACTGATATTTAATACTAAACATATTATTTGTTGTAGTATTAGTTCCATCAAAATGATAAACCTTTGTTACACCAATAATGGATGATGGAACTTGTAAAAAATTACTATTTTCTTTATATGTAAAAGTAGTTGCTGTTCCAACAATACTTGTCGTTGCGGAAGTTGTTACAATACCTACTGCAGAATTATTTCCTGGGGCTCTACCTCGATCAATATCAGCCTGAGTAATTTGGTATTTAAGAAAGGTTTGTGTGACACCATCAAAATGTCTTTCATGAAAATATTGTAACGCATCATCAACTAGATCATCAATTTGCTCATCGGCAACATTAATTTCCAACACTGGCGCACCAAGTTGCCTTTTGCAATATGAAATTAATTCTGCCCTATTGGATGGTTGCGCCATTTATACAAAACCTCTCCTAATATTTATGGAAACAATAACAGTTTAACCCCTAGTTTTGGGTTTAATTTCAGATAAAACCTCTTGTTGTTTGTAATAAAGTTTGCAATAAGATTTTGCAATGTTTCTCAAAGTTTCTTGATCATCACAATCGTCTATTACGGATGCAATTTTGAAGTATTCAAAACTCTTCGATAAATTTTCTAGTTCAATGTCATCAGGATTCATCGTTTGCTAATCTCCGCAATAAATTTTTAATTTCATTCAAATCATCTTTCATATTAGCAACATCAGACTCTAAATTTTGTATTCTTTGTTGCTCGTTTTCTTTTGTTTGTTTTCTAGACATGTACTGCTCATATTCATTTCTATTTGTATTAATAATACTGTTTGTTCTGGGATCCCTGACTAGGTGATCCCTTCCCTTTACTTTAATGTAGTCCATGTTATGCAAGAGTAATTACGCGCAACTCCTTAATTCTTGGAGGATATGTTTGGTTACTTGAGGTAAGATTGATTTTAATTCTGTAAGATTTAAAGTCTGGAAGATTTGTAACAGTAAATGTATACTCTTTAAAGTCTAAATCTAAAGAATCAAATGTTCCCACTGCGTTTACTTTTGAAATGAATGTATCTGGTCTACCATCACTTTCAGCAAGACTGATAACATCACCTCTGGTGTCCAAATTATTGTATCCAGGGAATGGTACAAAAATTGGTTTAAAGTTAGCTTTGTCGCCAATTGCATAGAACACTCTAATATCAGAGAATTCGTTAATGTGTGCTGAGAAGAAGACCTTAATAGAAGATGCGGATTCTTGTAGGTTAATTTCTTTGGACAAATACTGACACGCAGTTGGATCAGTTTCAAAAGAATTTACTCTATTATCAATCGCATAATTTGAAATTAAATTATCAACTCTGTTTGAAACAAGAATTGCACTCATTCTTTGAGTGTCGATAACAGGGCTTAGTCTATCATCTACTGTGCTGAGATTTAGTCTCATACCAAGTGATCTATCTCCAGGAAGGTTCTGGATTTGTGTATTGTTGGTCTCATTGACTCTCGATGCAATAATTCTTGGAGAACTCAGATAGTTTGTTCTATTTAAATTGATTGGTTCAAATCCCTGATCGATGAATGGAATCTGAATTCCTTGACCACTACCAGTGTTAACACTTGATCCAGAAGTTGTTCTAAGTTCTGCAGTGAGATTAGTTCCTTGGACGGTTGTGTTTCCAATAATTGGCGAAATAATTTCAAATGGCATATTTTGAGAGGCTCTGATTTCCTTTCCACCAGAAGACTTAGTTTCATTTACATATAGTCTTGGGAAACTCAATCCATCTGTTCTTGCAACTCCAGCAGAAGCCATATCGAGTTTGATATTATAAGAATCAAACGTGATTGGATTTGAAACTGTGACATCACTTAAACGGTGAGTTTTATTAATTCTTCTGAGAGAAACTCCACCAATTTCATACTTATAAACAGGAGTTCCTGCAATATAATTCTTTCTCAAAGTTCCATCAATTCCACGAGTAATTCCAGAAATAACTCCTCCAGAAGCACTAGTATAACTAATGATTTCTTCATCAATCAGAATATATCCAGGATATGTGGTTCCGACAGAAACATTTTCAAATGTGTCAAGGTTAGCAGTGCTGTCAACAGAAATATTTCCTGTAGAATCAAATGAATATGGAAGCGTTAGTTTGGTTGGTATAATATCAGACTCAACATCAGAGATGGTAACTCTGTTCAATTCATGATACATACCGTGGTTTTTATGGTCAACCTCAATGTGAAGACCATCACTAACAATGTCAATATTATCAATCTGAACTCCACCACCAGTATGAGCGTTTAATGTCGTTGTAACTCCAAGATTATTTGTGTATTGAACAGTTTTACCTGCACCAGCAACAACAAAGTTGCCCTGAACATTATCTAAAATCAATTCATTTGTGCTGGCAATAGAAACAACAGAGAATCTTGCATTTCTACCGACAGAACTATTGCCAATAGTTGCAATACCGAGAACATCTCCAACTTGATAACCAGTGCCCGATGTAACGACTGTTGCGGCAATGGCCACACCATTTTCGATCATAACGTCTGCAGTTATATTCTTGCCAGATCCTGTGATATTTGTGAGACCAATTCCAGTAAATGTGTATGATCCTAGAGAAGGAGTATATCCAATACCAGCATTAATCACATTCAATGATCCAGTTGCAATACCTGCACTACCAACAAAATTACCGGTTGCATTGGTTTCTTGTTGAGAAACCGTATTACCAAGAGATAATTGAGTAGTAATTCCAATACCATCAGTAACACTTGAAGTGAGACCGATTCTAATTCTTCTGGAATTTAGATTAACTGAATCTGTTAAAAGTTTAGCAACCTGACCATTTCCTTCAGAAAGAATTGGATTGTAAATTTGTACTTGACCTTCAGTAACAAATTCTGCTCTATAAAGAATGAACTTAAGATCTTCCCACTGACTTGGTTCCCAAGTAGATGCGTTTTGTGACTTAAAGAGTGATCCAAGATATGGTTGATTTGAAATAAATTCATCGGTTACCAAATCCGACTCACCAACTCTGGAAATGAATACTCTATACTTGGTTGACCAAGATGCTAAAGTAATTGCATACTCTCCACCACCCTCAAGATAAACTGGAGCCTCAAATGTAATTCTTGTGGGAACAGTTCCATTTTGTGATGTAACTATCTGATCTGGAGTAACAACAACCTCTGAGAACGGAAGAATCTTCTGAGTTGGAGTTCCATTTTGCATAGTACGCAATTGGAAAGTCAGGGGAATTCCCATATCATCCTTAGTCTGGAAGAAGACATCACAACTCGTAAGGAATACTCCAGTTTCGTCTTCTACTTGGAAGGATTGTGCAAGTGGGTCATAATAACCAACTTGAACTTGTTGACTCTTTGTACTGATAACAGTCGATTTTACAAGTTCCATACCCAAAGATCTAGCAGCCGCTTTAGATTCGGATGCTCTTTGTTGCTGGATTTTAGCATTTCTAACAGAAATAATCTGTTCCTGAACTGTTTCTAATGTTCCAGATGCAGAGTAACTATCTTCACCAACCGTATCTGCATTGTTTTGGTCGTTGTTACTCAAATTACAAATGGTAAAGGTCTTTGTACCAGTATTGAATCTAGGGTTACTAGCAATATTTGGATTTGGAATATAGAAACTTCCGATAAGAGTTGCACCAAGATCAGAAACTAATCTGACGTTTGAAATGGTTGCTTGCGCTCCACTAGTTTCTCCAACCAGAATCATTCCAGTTTCTACCCAACCATAATAGTCACCCTGAGCTTGTTCAGACAGAGCAAAGGTATCTACGTTCAGAACAGTTGTTGTTGATGAATATGTTGATGGAAGAATTGTTGCATTTGCATTAGTTTGTTGAACAGTACCAGGAGTTCCCTGATATGTTTCTAATCCGGTAGATGCAATCTGAGAAAGATATGGGTTGTTTGTAAAGATTGCTGATGGTGCATTATATGGACCTTCTCTGTGGTTTGCCTGAGCAACTCTAAATCTAATGGATGGGATTGCAGAATTGCTGTCTTTTGGAGAATTTCTTAGGGTGCCAACAACCTTCTCACCTACCTGGAATACACCAGAGAGCATTTGAATTTCCAGAAGTTTTGGAACACAATACTTAGTAACATTAACTCCATCGAAGAAGGAGTAAAGTTGTGTTAATGGTTTTGTTTTCTTAACAACAAATTCAACGTTTCTAGAACGCATAAATTGAATGACTTCTCTGCTGAGAACTTTATCTCCCTGTGAAGTCTGATCAAACTGAGGAGTAACAACAGTTCTAACACCAGTTCTTGTGGAAGTTCCTGTCTGGATGGTCTCTACGTACTCATCTTCAAAGTCAGTTATGGTTCTAGTTCCATAGATAGCACCAGGTTGTCCTGGTCTATGGATATGACCAATGTGTCTTGGGTTTCTAGCTTCGGATCTAGTTTTCTTTACAGTTTGTTGATCTGTACCAGTCCAAGTAGTTTCCCAAGAATTCCAGAGAACTGGACCCATACCAGTTTGAGGATCAATATTATTGATTCTTGCCTGTTGGGCCATTGTTTCGGAGTAATTACCCTCAACATTAATAATCTTTGCTTCAACTCTTGCAGTATCTACCCAAGTATCGTTTTCTGGCGTCAGTGCAACAGATGCTTGCCAGAAACTAACTAAGAATGGTGTTACGCTTTCGGTTCTAGTTGCAAAGGTTTGCTTTAACCACTCCTTTTCGGTATAGTCAAGAGTGATAACATCCAGAGATCTTTTAACTCCTGTTCCCTCTGGTTCAAGATATCTACGATCTGCCGTTGGGTTGACACCCTCAACAGGACCAACCATCAAATCAATGGAGTTTGTATAGTGGCTTGGTCTTAGTTCTTGGTTTTGAATATCAATACTATTTTTAATTACTTTGTTTTCATCCTGAGGAACAAAAGAAGTAAAGTTATCAACAAAGAATCCAGATTTAAATTTATTCAGACCAGACTGATCGGGAATGAACAGATTTTCAGTTTTTTGCTCCAACAAACTGAGAGATGTATAGTATTCAAGATTTTTAATTCTGTTCTCTAACTCACGAATGTCTTGCATTCTATATCTCTTGTTATTCAAGAAATTAATAGATGCTTGACTTGTATGTAACAGATATGCTGGAAGATCTACATTTGCAACTTCCAATGCATCATCGATTGGAATTGGCTTTTCTGGTTTTTCAGAGGGTTCTCCATATTGAACCTGGAATGTTCCTGACTTAGTTAAGAAAACTGAATCTTTTCTGCCGAGATAATATGAGTAATTTGCGGTGATTGATTCATCGGACGCTAAAATATTTGTGACAGAGTTTCCAGATCCATCAAATCTTCTTCCAAAAAATTCTAGTGGTGATCTAGAATTCAAACTGACCGTATAGTTTGAAACTTTAGGTCTAATATCAATAATATCCGTGTTTCTGTAACCATCAACGATTTGAATATCTCTTTTGTAATTAAATGAATCGTAAGAATTTTTTGTTATTAAATCGCCAGTATCAGAAGATTCAAAATAACCATTTGCAAAATATACTTTTAATCGTTTTGAAGATTCTTTAAAGTTTCTCTTTCTTTGAATAAATGAATAGTCATAGAAAGTTCCTTGTTGATTGTTATTAAAAGTATAACCAGATGTTACATCTCTACTTACAGTTTGTAAAACGGCTGATACACCTTCAACATTTGACTCACTGAAAGAGATTGTTTCACCTTCTTTAAATGGCAGTTTTCCAGAAGGAATGTATGAAATTTGGGAATCTGATAACTTTTCAGCCAAGATTGCAACAGCACCAGAGTCATTACCAAGCATCCTTTCACCAATGATTAAATCGGAAGTTTTTGCAGTTGGACCATTCAAAGCAGTCAAAGTCATTTTTGGTGCCGATGGATCACTTGTATCTGTTGATTCGTAAATTGCATGGAGACGAACAACATCAGCTACATTCAGTGACAGGTCCTCATCTTGAACTCTAGTCCCATATGGATAATTTCCATATGTTAATCCATCGTTTAAAGTTGTAGCTCCAATGCCAGATCCTTCTGTTTTGGACTTATCAATGACAACAGAATTAACTCTATTTTGTCTCTTAACTTTTGCAACTGGTTTAATTTTTTTGAGAGTTGCGACTAAAGTCGCTCCAGTATCATTTGCCCCAAGATTATTAATTTGGAGAACTGTTGATCCAGAGGTATATGAGAATCTATCAGAGGTTAATTCTTCAGTTTTGCCATTTGACCGTATTAAAGTATATCTCTCCTCATCGAAAGCAAGGAATGTTTCATTTGTTCCCGCAACAAGCGCCGATGAAAGTTGATTTCCAGATATATTAACGGTGTATGATCTTCTAATGTTTGTTGAAGCATCAGTTAAATCAACATTAGAAATCAAATTACGCGGCATAGGCGTGTATAATGTATTATCTTCAGATTTTAACAATGATGTAGTAAGAAGTTTGAGGTCGGTAATACTTAAATTGCTCCCAGTTGGAAGACCACCCTGAGCTACTCCAGTAACAGTTGTGACACCGACAACTTCGATTGAAGTTGTTGCAACACTAACAACTCTAGCGTAATTAAATTCTGGATTTCCAGTATTTCCCGAATACTGAATTAAATCATTTTCTCTGACTAAAGTCCCAGGGAAAATTGGGTTTGTACTTCTGACAGTGCTTCTTCCTGTGGTTGCATTGTATGGGGTGATAGTTGCAATACCTATCGTTAAGAAGTCAGTTTGAATAGTATCCGCTGTAAATGTTTTTGCAAATCCTACTGCACCAAGTGCTGGACCAGCATAGACAGATTTTACATCAGACAATCCATAATTTGTTACTCCAATTGCAATTCTATTATTTTCTACACCATTGAATATAAATGGTTCGTTTTCTAAGAATTGTCCAACCTGCTCATATACAGTAATAGCTGTTCCAGCAGAGACAGAATCTCTCAAAAATGCAGTAGCTCCACTATATTTTCCTTTTATAAAAGTTGGAACTGGAAGAGTTATTGGTTCATTTACAGTAATTCTTGTAAATGTTTGAACATCATAAAGGGAGAGATCCCATTGATTTGTATCTGGATTTACGGTTTCATATGAACCAGCTTCTAAAGCAAAATCATATACCCTTGCTACCCCAACTTCAACTCCAGGAGAAGATAGACTATTTACACCAACTCTTTCACTTCTTAAACTAACAACATAAGTATTTCCCAATCCAATTACTGGGTGTCCGGTTAAATTATTTACTTTTAGTAATGAACCAGTATTATAATTAATCGATTGATTTGTTAAAGTCCTAGATGTTCTTGGTTTGGGAACATCGAGATATGTTGTTCCTATCGTTTCTACTTCATATCCTTTAACAAATGCTTTTCCGGGAGAAATTACATAATTGACAAGATCTTCGCTAACGGGATTGCCATTATATGTAAAACTTCCCTCTTGATAAAGTCCATTGTTACCAATTCTATTATTTAATGTTTCTTTGAGTGAAATATCAAAAGGAGTTACGGTGTAATCGCCAGATTCTGCATAGGTTCTTCTAGCAAGTTCATCTGCAATAATACTATATTGTGTATTTTTTATTTGGGACCTAAGTTGACCATCAGAAATAACTGCTAACTCAACAAAGTTAGAATCATTAAAATCATCTAATGGTTTAGCAAAAAGAGATAAAGATATCTTAAGTCTATCTGCTCCTGGAGCAGCATAATTATTAAATCCTTTTGAGTTATCCGTTAATCTCTCATCCTCATCAGCATTAACAATTTCTTCTTGTATTCTAAGACCAACTCTAACACTAGGTCTGTTAGTATATTGACTTAGAATGATCGTTTCATCATCTACATTAACAAAATGACCTCTAACAAAGTATACACCATTAACGATAGAAAATGCTGATCCCGTTGAAGTAGCATTTTCAGAAATAAGAGAAGCAAAAGCTTCTCCTGCAGGAATGAATGGATTATTTAATGGACCAGTGAGAATATCATTATCGCACGCTAATAATTCACCGTCAGTAAAATCTTTCTGGTCATTATTAGATCCTGTCGAAAGATATGAGATATAAAATGTTGTATTTCCAGTTTCAGAATCTTCTGCAGGTAAAATTTTTGATACAATTGCAGTTACACCAGAAACTAAACCAATAACTCTTCTTCCAACAAGTTGATCACTATAGTATGAAATTGGAATTCCTAAGTGAGTATTATTTAACTGAATACAAAAATAATCTTGAGAATATGCAGTATTTCCAGGAATAACTTTTGCACCTTCTTTAAAAAAGTGCTGACCAAACTTTTCAATTTGATTTTGAAGAATTGACTGTAAACCAGTTAGTTCTCTTGCTTGAACTGGATAACCTGGCTTAAAAAGAACCCTATAATAGTTGTCACTCGGATCAAAATCATCAAAATATGGTGAGACGTTAAGGTTGGTAAGTTGGGCCATAGTTAATTAGAACTGCAGTATAATTTTAATGTCTTCTTTTTGGCTGGAAGATCTTCTAATCGCTGGTCTGTTGTCAACATAAATTATGTTTCCAGAATATTTTTTGACCTCTGGATTGGAAAGACCGTTTGTAAAGTTTTGTCCAAGGTAGTATGTCTTATTATTTATTGAGGTAGTGAAACCACTGAAACTTGTACTAATTGATAAGTTGACAGTTCCACCAACGATTGTCAAGTTGCCGCCAGAAGTCGGAGAGGATGTAAATCTTGTCAGATCATATCCATATTGTGGATTTGTTTGTGCTGTTCCTACAGTATTAAATCCTGCAAGAGTTCTGTCTTGCCAATACTTAAGGACGCCCGTTGTCTGATCATAACTTACGACCCGACCAACTGCGGTAACTCCAGTTCCAGTTGTTTGTGTGACAAATGAATCTGCAGTAAATTTTGCAGAACTATATCCAACACCAGCCAGACGCAATGCATAAACTGCACTTGCTTTTTCTGAAATTAATTTTTGAGATGATCCAAAAATCAGAGGATTCTCTACGAGACCGATTCTTGCAATTTCATTACCGGTAATAAAGTCTGGGTTTTCAACGTCATTTTCAATTCTTGCATACATCAATACATTACTTGCTCCAAGTTCTTTGTAGATATCAGCGCCATGACCACCAGAGGGGGTCATAATAACATCTAAAACTGGTTCAGTATCTGCATCTGGAATTCCTCCAGAAGTTAAGTCAACATTTCCGAAGGTGTATCCTGATCCTTGGTTGGAAATAGTTACGCTTTCTACCTTCTGATCATTATTGATTACAACAGTACACTCTGCTCCAGTACCATCACCCTTAATAGGGACTCTGGTATATGTTCTGTTAGCAGTACCAACACCAACTCCTCTGTCTTTAATAACAACAATTTTAACACTACCATCAACTGCATTTCCTTTTACTGCAGATGTTTCGGCATTATTATCCCAGTCTTTTGGAACAGGAATAAAGTCAACAGTGTCAAACTTTACAATCTCGGTTGGTTTAATTGTATACAAATATTTCCATATATAACCATCACCACTAGATCCTGCTGTTCTTGGCTCTAAGTCAACAAACCTTGGCTCATCCAAAGATGGTTTGCCATCAGGAGTTTCTGGAGTTGTTCCATTCTGAAGGCAGATATAAACTCTGTTGTCGCTATTAATTACATAATAATTTGCAGAGTAAAGAGTTGTACCACTAGAGTTTGGTGGAGTATTTGAAATACTATAGTCGTGTCTATAGTAATCATATGTTGTTCCAGAAGCCCAAATTCTCTTGGTTACAACTCTTTGAACGTCATCAGGGGTTATTTTTTTGAGAGCAATAATAGTATCCCAAGTGTCCCACTCATTCGAAAAATTGTCTGTTGGACTTGGTGGATCATCATCCCAATCAGTTTGAATACTGGTTGGATTTGGCAGTCCTATAAATGCATAGTATGAATTTATAGAGGTGCTAACTCCAGCAGCAAAATTCTTTGCATTCAATATTCTAATTTGATCAGTTATAATTGCTGTCATTTTATTGTTTTTAATTTATTTATGTGCTATAGTCCTGGTATCTCAAGCGGTTTGTTCTCCTAATGTAAGGTCCAGTTCCAATTCCAGAATAACCTGTTCTAGTTCTTGCTTCATAATTATAGAATCTGTTTCTCTCAGATAACTGAACTTTGCCCCAACTATACTCACCATAGAAATTACTAAATCCAAGACCTGTTGGAAGAGTTGTGTTAGTTGAAATACTTACCGTAACTCTTGTGACAGTTGTAACACCAAAACCAATTGCAGAAGTTGTAGCAGTAGAAACTGCAGCTGCACGATACACATTATCAATAAACGTTGTACCAATTCCGATTATTCCAGTCTCTGGATTATTTGTTTCATCTAGAGAGGTCACTCCAGTTCCTACATTTGAATTGAATACGCAGAAGTAATAACCAGTTTGAATTCCACTTGTAGAAGTATATGTAGTGATGTTAGAATCCCTGAGAACTGAATTTTCAGGAATGACCAAATCAAGAACTAATCCAAGAGGTGCTTCTGAAGTTGAGGTTGTTCCAATTCCAGTAATGATACCAAAATCGCCTTCATAAGACACAATGGTATTCTTTTCTTCTGTTATTGTAGGTGGTGCAATTAAGATGATTGGAGACACCTGATTAGTGTATCCAAATCCAACTGTAGAACCAACAGAGATTGCAGAGATAGATCCGCCAATAGAGACAGTTGCAGTAGCAGTTGCTCTTGCAGTGGTTCCAAATCCAACTGGAGTTCCGATAACAATTTCTGGTGGATTTGTGGAAGTGTATCCAATACCGCCATTAGATATTACGAAGTTCTCAATTCCCCCACTGTCTGTTACATGAACAGTTGCAGCTGCACCTACCTTATCTATAGAGTAATTAACAAGAGTAATGTCTCTTTGGAAATCAAGACTGATTGCACTCTCATTTAGTGGATTGAAGAATGGTCTTACACTATCAACGAAAACGACGGTTGATCCTATTCCGACAGTTTTGATAATATTTGCTGTTGGATAAATTTCAGATTCATAGAGTTCACGATTCTTATAAACGTAGTTGCCATTGATAATCTTATCTTCAGTTTGCTTTCTCCAAGCAACAGGTCTGTAGAGAATAGAATTTTCACTTAAACCTGGTCCATAGTAAACATTAGTTGAAGAAGAACTTGAAGAATTCAACTCCGTAACGACTCTTGTTGTTTGTTTTTGGAAACTCTTTTGTCCCAGAGTTGGATGCCATCCGATTGTCAGATTGTCTCCAGTTTTTACTGTAGTAGTTACGTCTTTATCTAAAACATCCGTCCCACTTGTTCCTCTATAGAAGAGGAATTTAAGGGTATCGCCTGTCTTTGGAGCCTCTTCAAATGTGATGTTACTACCACCACCGAAAGGACCTCTTCTATTTTCGATGAAGAAGTATGAAACTCCAGGAACCTGAAGAACATCATTAATAAAGACAAGTAAAACGTCTTCAATATTGACAAGAGAACCAAGATCAGATTGTAAAGAAAGTTGAGAACCAGATCTTGTAATTGGGAAAGTTTTGCGCTTTCCATCAAAGAGATTTGAGAAATCATCTAAGGGTTCAATTTCACCAAGAGTCCAACCAGAGAAAGAATCTGTAATAATATCAGTAATTTCTAATTGGAACTCTTTGAAATCATTACCAACAGGAGTTGTTGGAATTCCTGTTGCACCACCAGTAGGAAT